GGATCACCCACTTTACTTCGTGGGGGCTATGGTCATCGCTGGTAAACCGCCTTGCGTTCAGCGGTGCGATGATGAGCTACGACGAACTTTCGTCGGATTGGCTCAGGTGGTGGAAGCTTTACCTTCCCTCCGTAAGGAGGGAGTATCGCTTCCTATGCCTGAGTGCGTCCGAAGTTCGCCGGTGGCCCATAGCCAAGTCAAGAAGTTTTGTGTAGGACTTCTTGAAAAACCTTCTGACCATCCGTGGTCTCCCCTCCTTCGCCGTTGCTCAGCCGAAGACCGGCTAACGGTTGCAGGATCACTTTTTCTTTTCCGGAAATGTCTTCCGGTTTCTCCTTCTCCTCCCTCCGCACAGCGTGATCGTGTCACCCGCCCTCCTCCCAACCTTCCCGATGGCTACCTGCTTTATTGCAGCGCCTCTGTTCGGGACATGTTTAAACATGGTTGGGATAGAAAGTGGCGTGATTACGTTGAGCGCACCTGTCCGTCAATCTCATCTTGTCTTGAGAACTCTAAGGCTCGTGGGGGCGTCCGTGGGACCCTCCCTAGCCGTTCCGAGTTCTTCCAGCAGTGCACTGGCGACCTACCGTTTTTCGTTGCGCCCGATGTGGCGTATTTTAACGTTAACGAAAACGGTAAGTCACGTGGTGTCACTGTGGCCTCGAAAGATAAGATGCCGTTGGCTCCTCTTCACCGGATGATTTATGATCATCTGTCGCGGTTTCCCTGGCTTCTTCGTGGTGAAGCCAAACCTAGTTCCTTTAAGGATTTTTGTTCCGTCAAGGGAACAGTCTTTGTTTCTGGCGACTATGAGGCCGCCACCGATAACCTCTCTCTCGAAGTTGCGGAAGTGCTGCTCGAGTCTATCCTATCTTCTTCTTGTTTGCCTGATTCCTTGCAGAAGGCCGCTATGGCCTCTCTGCGTAGTAGGATTCATTATGAAGATTTGGATGACCCGGTCGAGCAGACCAGAGGTCAGCTTATGGGAAACTTTTTGAGTTTCCCTTTGCTGTGCCTCCAGAACTATCTCGCCTTCCGTTGGGTCTTTCCTGGTCGTATACCAGTTAAGATCAACGGGGACGATATAGTTTTCCGAACGACGAGAGAAGGTTTTGATCGGTGGTCGGACTTCGTCGGAAAGACAGGGTTGGTCTTGAGTTTGGGAAAAACCATGGTTTCGCCCAGGTTTTTCTCTCTTAACTCAACCTTCTTTCGGTCAACTCAGACTGTTCCACGTCTCGTCCCTGTTCTCCGCACGGCTGGTCTTTTGAGACCAGTTGACTCCTTTTCTGCCATTCGTGGCATGTTAAGGAGTTTTTGTCGGGGTTTCAAGGGCGAGGC